CGATCTCAATTAATGTAAATGGTGGCAGAGATTTCGCTGAAGCATTTAGACAAGTCAATCAAATAGTAAATGGCAATCAAATAACACCAGTGACAGAAATATCAGCATCACCACGTGATGGAATGATTTGTATCAATATTGATCCCAGCCAGTTAACCGTTCAACAACAACAGGATTTAATGCTGTGGAGATTAAGTTGGGGTGGATCAGGCTGTGCGTAGTGGTAAATTTAAACAATGGTGGCAACGTATGAATCGTGCTGATCGTTCAAAACGAGATCAGAACTTTCATCGTTGGTTAAGTTATGCTTGTAGAACGGTGGCACTTCGTGGAGATCACAATCAACAACGTGTGGTATACACCATCTTTAAACGTTATCACGAAAGTCGATATCGTAAAATATCACGTGCAAATGCACAACGAGTATTCCGTATAATCAACCGGAAGACAGACAATTTACCACCCCGCAATCCAGCACCAGAAAAGGTGGAACGTTCACCAGTGCAGATTGTTCGCAAAAGAACAGTTAAAACTATTACGGGAGCAGGTGGTGGGCGGCAGAAGGACTGACCGCCCTGGGTGTCCGGACCAAACCCCTCAAGCCTGACACCCCAGATATTTAGTGGCAAGAGCCATATAAATACAGGAGACAACATCGATGAAAGAATCAAAAGAATATCAAGAAGATCGTATTCGTAAGCTAATGGCGTCGACACTAACAATAACAAATGCAATCTTGTCGCTTGCATTGTTCCATTATACGGCACATCTTCTTTACAGCCTTTGGCAGTGGGTATTTTAACTGCCACCTACGTAGGAGACAACAAATGGTCGCAGCAAATTACAATATTATTATTGAACAAAAAAGCGACTTTAGCCGTAGTTTTAAGATCCAGAGTGATGGCAGCGACCTGGACTTAACAAGCTATAGTTTTGAGGCTAAAGTCAAAGAAAGAATACAGAGTGACACCAGTTATGCATTCACGGTGACGATTGCGGATGCAGCAACTGGTGCCATCACGATGACAATGACAGATACTGAAACAGCCGCTATTAAGCCGGGTGAATATGTTTATGATTTAGTTATGACTGATGATGCAGGACTTAAATCAAGACTGCTTCAGGGTATGGCAACTGTCACTGGAGGTGTCACATAATGGCATATACAGTATTAGGACAAGATGATGAAACATTACGTGTTGAAGTCACAGAAGGTTCATCACAAACCGTTTTAAACATTCAACCAGCAGCACTAACAATCACTGGTGCTGTCACAAGTGTGAATGGACAAACAGGTGCTGTCACGGTTGACGCTGGCCTCACTGAAGCAGAGGTTGATGCAAAGATTGATGCACTGATTGATGGTGCACCAGGCACACTGGATACACTGAATGAATTGGCAGCAGCCCTAAATGATGATGATGCTGCATATGATACATTAAACAATTTAATCACAACCAATGCCAATGCGATTGCACTAAAATTAAACACCAGTGACTTCACGTCTACAGCAGACACTTGGTTAGACACAAAGTCGACAGCAGATGTAGTTTTTGGTAGTGTCACAGCAGATATGTATGGTTCAAGCCATCTTAATGTAAAGAATGATAGTGGTGGCAGTATCGCAATCGGCACACCAGTATATTTCAAGGGTGTATCAGGTAATAAAATCACCGTGGGCATTGCAGATGCCGATGATGCCACAAAAATGCCAGCATTTGGTATTGCAACAGCAACAGCCAATGATGGTGCAAATGTAGACATTGCCACAATGGGTGAAGTTATTGGTTTTGATACTGATACACCAGGATGGGCAATTAATGATGAATTATATGTGTCAACAACTGGCACACTGACAAACACACGCCCAAATGGTGTAAGTGATCAAGTTCAAAAGATTGCTCGTGTAGCAAAAGTACACGCATCAACTGGTATCCTGTATGTTATGGGTGCAGGACGCTCAAATGACATTCCAAACTTGGGAACATCACAAGTATTTGTTGGTAATGGCAGTGGTTATGATATTAGACAACTAAGTTATACTGAGCTAACAAACACACCCACAAATGTAAGCGAATTCACTAATGATGCAGGATATTTAACAGCAATCAGTGGCACAGTGTCAGGCAGTTTGATCCCAGACTCAAACGAAGCATATGACTTGGGCAGCACTGGTGCAAGATTTCGTGATCTATATTTGAGTGGTAGTAGTTTAATCTTGGGTGGTGCAACAATTACAGCAGATGGTTCAGCAGTAGCATTGCCAAGTGGTTCAACAATTGGTGGCACAGCAGCATCAACATTTGATGGTGCATATTCAAGTTTAACAGGTGCTCCAACTAATGTTTCAGCATTCACAAATGATGCAGGTTATTTGACAAGTGAAACAGACAGTCAAACACTTAGCTTTAGTAATCCTAACTTATCAATCAGCAATGGTAACAGTGTAGACTTATCAGCATTAACACCAACAAGTTTACCATTCAGCAGCATTACAGGAACACCAACAACCATTGCAGGTTATGGTATTACTGATGCATTTGATGGTGCTTACTCAAGTTTAACTGGTACACCAACTATCCCAGCAGATGTAAGTGATTTAACAGATACAACCAACCTGTTGGATACTGCACAAGACTTGATCAAAGCTGGTGATCCAATTATTAGAAACACAACTGGTAGTGAATATATTTTTGACACAGCATTAACTGGTGGTGCAGCAATTTATAGTGGTAAAACAAGACTAAAAGTATTGGCTGTAACAGGCAGTGGAGTTCAAAACCAGACAAGTTTAGAAACAGATGGTGGCCACGCAATGTGGAGATTGCAAGCCAATGGTGCAAGTGACGATGGCACAAACTCAATTGAAAACAGTTTCTTTGGTAGTGAAATCAAATTTAACGCATATGACAACCCCAGTGATACAAACTTTGTAGACTTCTGTATTGAAGCCAACACACTGGAGTTGGCAGGTGAAACAGCCGTAAGAGTTGGCAGCAGTGACGGCAGCAACTATTTTGATTTACCAAACAGTCGTGGAACAAACGGTCAGGTATTGACAACTGACGGCACTGGCGGCACAAGCTGGCAAGATGCGTCAGGTGGTGGTGCAAGTGCATTGGGTGATTTAACTGATGTAACTATCACAAGTGTACAAAACAATGACTTGTTGAAGTATAACTCAACAGCAGGTGAATGGCAGAACACAAACTTGGGTATCAGTGTAACACCAACAGTAAGCATGGGTAGTACATTTTACAGTGGTGTAGGCATAACAGCAACTATCACTAACTGGGCAACTGATTATGATCAGCCAGCAGCATTTTGTGAAGTGTATGACAGTGGTGGAACACTTCAGGTCAGCAACAGTAACATAGCTGTAGATGCCAGTGGTAATATATCTATAACAGGTGCAAATATGCCAGCAATTGGTACTGATTATGAACTGCGTGTTAAAATTCAGGACTTTGGCGATCTTGAAAGTGAAATAGATACACAAACATTTGATATTGTAGCATTTGGTGGCAGTTATCGTTATTGGAGAATAGATAACTTTACAGGTCATGCAGACAGTGCAAACCGTGTTATGGTTGCAAACTTCCGTTTATACAGTGCATCAGCTGGTGGTGGCACAGCATATCCAAGCAATATGACTTCTGACACAGATGGCAATTATGTTGCAACAGCAAGTCATACATTTAGTTCAACATATGCACCATTTAAAGCATTTGACTCAAATACAACCAGCACATTTTGGTGGAACCTGGGACAAACAGGTGACTTGACTGGCGACAACAGCTGGATACAAATTGACTTGGGGTCAGTAACAAGTGTCGCAAGTGTTAATATTAGACCAGGTCAGGCAACATATTTGTTTACTGGTTGTACACTTAAAGCCAGCAGCACAGGCGCTTTTGCAGGCGAAGAAGTAGAGTTTGTGTTAAGCAACATTGCTTCAACTGGAACAACTATAGGATAAACGATATGAAACAAGAATGTGAAACAGCAATTTTAGATTATGCACCATTGATTAGACAAACAAATGCTTATCTATTCGATGAACACCGAGATTATGTGGTTGCGGTAATAACAATTTTCCGCAATCACTATCATGAGTTAGTGGAATCAGGAGCAACTGAATGGAGTGATCCTGACGCTACTGTCATACAATGGCTTAACGAAAACAAGCCATACTAACAAGGAGAAAAACCCCATGCTTATTAATATTAATGGAGCAGCAATCAATACAACAGCCACAGGGGAAGATGTGGTTACAGTTGTGCAGAATGCCACAAACTTAAATCAACTACACGATGTTGATACAAACAGTGGATTGACTGACAATGATTTGTTGCAATACGACAGTACTGCTGGTACATGGCAGAATACACAACAACCATATTTGAGTAATATTGAAATACCAATCAGCCCTGGCATAACAATAGAAAGTGTCAATGCCAGCTTTGGCAGTAAAATACAAATACAAACTTTCAGCACTGTAGATGCTCCTTCACCAGGTGATGTTTATGCAGCATTTCGTGTCAATGGACGCAAAGACGATGGTACTGGTGGTGATGAATTCAACACCATGTTGAACCTTTACCAAACAGACGGTGGTGGTGGAGACATCAACAGTCTTTTTTATCTGGTTGGAGACAACAGTGAATTTACCTCGCAAAACTTTGGTGGAGACTTAACACCATTTGTGTTTAACACAAGTGAAGTTGGTTTTAACAATGCTGAGAACATCAACTGGGATTCACCAGGTAAAGAATGGACAATTGCTGCAAGTGATCAAGGTGGTAGAAACAACGGTAAAGTATTGATTAATGGTGGACTACAATTGAGTGTTCAAGATGGTTGGCCACTGGATCCGTTCAGTACACCAAATGATTTAACCAAGATACAAATGGGCAGCAACTTTATTACATTTGAAGCTGATCAAAACTTTTATTTAGATGCAGATGAACATCAGTATCGTGACACCAGCAGCAATGCGGTAATGACTTTAAACACAACTGGTAGTAAACGCCTTGAAGTTGCTGTTAATGAATATGACTTTCAGGACAACACTGGCTCAAGCAAGTTTGTTATTGACAACAATAACAGTAAAGTAACAACTGAATGGCCAGTTAAGTTTTACAATGTTGATTTAACCACATATACTGGCCCAACTGAAAGCGGTATGGTGGTGTTTGACACCAATGACAGCAAATTAAAGGTTTATGACGGTTCAGCGTGGACCGCACTACACTAAAATGGGCACAAGATATCTGTAAAAGAAGTGTCTTAAACTGAAGATAAGGACTATATCTAGTATGAAAAATTACGGGGTATAGTCTACTACCCTAAAGGGTAATAAAACAGGAGAACACTCATCATGAGTAAAACTGAGACAGACTCAACACCAGAGGACAAAGGTGGTCCAGGAAGAAAGAAACTGGAATTTACTGACGAACAAAAAGAGATGATCAAAAGACTTAGTGAAGTTTTTTGTAGTCAAGAAGAGATAGCATATGTGATGGGTATAAGTCGCAGTGTGCTGAGAAATCACAAAGACCTTCTTGAAGAAGGCAAAGCCCGTGGTAGAGTAAAATTACGCCGTGCTCAAATGGAAAAAGCCCTGGAAGGCAATCCAACTATGTTGATATGGTTGGGTAAACAAATGTTGGGACAAACTGACAATCCTGGAGACAGCGGTGAAGATTTAGTATTGCCCTGGGAGGTTAAATAACATAAACAGGTGAACAATAATGACTGATGACCAATTAAAAAAGAATACAGCGGATATTCAAGAAATTAAAACAACTTTAGTTAGATTGGAAGATAATCACATCTATCATATTGAAAAAGATTTAGAAAAACAAAGTAAGTTGATTGAAAAAATGGATATGAGATTATGGGCTGTATTGATGCTAATGGTAGCAGGTTTAGTCATCAGCTTTATAGGAGATAAACTATGATTTTTAGAGTAGAGATCAACGGTGTTGAGCACCGTGTAAATGCACCTTCAAGAGAAGAAGCTGAGAAGTTTGCAGAGCGCAGATGGGGTAAACTGACACCACGACCAGAATCGCTTGCAGAAGTTAAGGAGATTGTAGATGAGCTGGCACAAGAAAAAGAGCAAGAAGAAGTCGACTTACAAGAAGAAGAAGTAGACGAATTTGAAGAAGTAGAAGAAGAAGAATAATGCCTTATAGACCCAACAAACAAATGATAGCAGATGCAAAGCGAGCGATTGCATACAATGAAAGAGTGTCACCCAGCCAGCGTTGGGGTACAACAACTGGTAGACGCCGTGCAACGCAAATCGCAAACAATGAACTCCTGAGTCCTGATATCATTGTGAGAATGTATAGTTTTCTTTCAAGACATAAACGCAACTATGAACGATATGTTGGCGTAAACGAAAAAGGAAAGGGCTACTATGCATATCTTGGTTGGGGAGGCCCTAGTGCATTAGCATGGGCTGAGGATAAAATCAGGAGAATGCGAGCAGCTGGAGAAATACGATGACATATGGTGGTGTGATGATCCACACGACGACTGTACTCATTGGATAGGTAAAATATAATCCCCCTAACAACCCCTATTTAAAGAATTGGCTACAAGGAGAAACAAATGCAATTCACTATAAAACAAGGAATGAATCAGGACATTCTAAAAAACTATCCTGATGATTATTTTGACAGCATTGTCACTGATCCACCATATGGTATTGAGTTCCTGGGCAAAGACTGGGATAAAAACACAGGTGCTGTTGAGACCTGGCAAGAGTGTTTGAGAGTACTAAAACCAGGTGGACATCTATTGGCATTTAGTGCCGCAAGAACATATCATCACCTGGCCACTAATATTGAAAGCGTGGGCTTTGAAATCCGTGATCAGATTATGTGGATCTATGGTTCGGGCTTCCCCAAGGCTCAAGATGTTGGTAAAAATATACAAAAGCGTATTGGTGTTGAAAAAACCAAACCACAAAAAGGTCTAAATGCTTTTAACAACAAAGGCAAAACAGCACCCAAGGTTGCCTTTAACCTAGAAGATGCTGAATATGGTAATAAAAAAGATGACATTATCACCACATCACCAGAAGCACAGCAATGGGAAGGTTGGAAGACAGCCCTAAAGCCTGCTCACGAACCTATTGTTATGGCAAGAAAACCTTTCAAAGGTTCAACTATAGACAATGTATTGGAACACGGTGTTGGTGCTCTTAATATTGATGCTACCAGGATACCTACAGATGATGTTATTGTTTGCGGTGCTGGCACAAACAATACATTTAATAAGTTTAATGCTGAAAATAATATAGATGGTCCAGGAACAGGAAACAAAATAAATCCAGGACAGCCCAAATGGCAACAAGATGAACAAGGACGCTTCCCCAGCAATGTGTTGGGTGAGATACCAGACTATCAGAAATACTTCTATTGTCCCAAGGTAAGCCGTGCTGAAAGACATTGTGGGTTCGAACAAAAGAATATCCCTACAACATCAGGTGGTATGTATGATAATCACGGCACTGGTAAGATGTATAGTATAGGCACAGATATGAAAACAACCAACAATCAAACAGGCAGTTTAGGTAGAATGAAAGATGCATATGCAAAAGGCAGCCTGGATCATATTCCCACAGATTCAAGTGGAATGTTTGATAATCACTATAATGGTGAGGGACAAGGCACCTATATGGCAACTAAAAAAGGCAGCCTGGATCAAAGAGAAAAAATACCTGGTCAACACTGGGGTGAGAGACAACTGGGTGCCAATGACAAAGTTAAAGGCAACAACCACCCAACCGTGAAGCCAGTAGAGTTGATGAAGTATCTGATTAAGTTGGTGACACCTGAGGGTGGTCGTGTATTAGATCCTTTCAATGGCAGTGGTTCAACAGGTATGGCAGCTGTAGAGTTAGGTTATGAATACACTGGTTGTGAACTTGATCCTAACTATGTTGAGATAGCAGAACGCCGTATCCGTGGCTGGTATGAAAAGACACGCCCAGATAATAATTTTGGAGATTTATTTGCCACTGACTAATCCACAACAAACTATATTTGACGATCCAGCCAGATTTCGTGCAGTCAGTGCTGGTCGTCGTTTTGGCAAAACATATCTTTCAATGTATGAGATTGCACGAGTAGCCCGTTATCCTGGCAAGCGTATATTTTATGTTGCACCAACATATAGAATGGGTAAACAAATTATTTGGGAAGATTTAAAAGATCAACTTATTGAAAGACGCTGGGCCAAAAAGATTAACGAAAGTGATTTAAGTATTACACTGGTAAATGGATCAAGAGTAAGCATACGCAGTGCTGACAATCCAGACAGTATGCGTGGTGTAAGTCTTGATTTTGTTGTATTGGATGAGGCAGCTTATATGGATCGTACAGTGTGGACTGAAGTATTGCGTCCAACACTAAGTGATAGACAAGGTGGTGCCTTGATGATTAGCACACCTCGTGGCTTTAACTGGTTTTATGATTTGTACAACCATGCTCACACACATGATGACTGGAGTGCATTTCAGTATACAACAGTGGAAGGTGGTAATGTTACACCTGATGAAGTAGAAGCAGCCAGAAGTGATTTACCATTAAAAACATATTTGCAAGAATATGAAGCAAAGTTTGAAAATGCTGGACACTTAATTTACTATGCATTTGATAGAACTGAAAGCGTTAGTAAATACAATCAGGAAGTTCCAAAAATATTACATGTTGGAATGGACTTTAACACCAACCCTATGAGCGCAGTCGTTGCTGCACAAACCACTACAGGTTTGCATGTGTTTGATGAAATCAGTTTACCCAACAGTAACACTGATGAGATAGCTGAAGAGTTGGTGAATCGTTATGGTGAGAGTAAGATTATTGTTTACCCAGACCCAGCAGGGGCAGCAAGGAAAACGAGTGCAGGTGGTAAAACAGATCACTCGATACTTGCTCAATGGGGTTTTACTGTAAAAGCAAGACGCAGTCATACAAGTATAAAA